TTCCTTAACATCAAATTTAGCATCTGTAACTGCAACTGGATTAGCAGAAGTTAGTGCAACAGGTTTTCCACTTACAAATAGTTTAGGAACAGTAGACGCTGGTCCTGATGCTATGGCCGTTGGTATTGGAGCCACTATGAATCTTGGTACTGTTGAAGCCTTTAATAATGAAGGTTGGGGCAGACTTGGATGGGGAATAAATGACTGGGGCGATGCAGGTAGTTCCGCACAAGTAGACGTTACTGGAATCGCTATGACCGCAGCTCTAGGAAGTCCCACAGAAGTTAGTGGTGATGCAACCATTGTTGCTAATACTTTAAACGTAGCACAATTAACTTTAGGCACTGTCGATCCTGCACCTGATGCAGCAATTACAGGCAATTTTATGATAGGTGCTTTAGGCACTGCGACGGCTTCAATAGATGTTTTACCAGTTCCAACAGGTTTACCACTATCCACTGGGCTTGGGAGCGTTACCGCTGTTCCAAGTCAAGAAGTTCCAGTAACTGGAATAGGCATGCTTTCTAGAGTTGCTTCAGCAACCGCATTTACAGACGTTACTGCAACATTTACTGGATTTGGCTTGACTATGAATTTAAACAGTGCTAATGCTTTAATTTGGAATGAGGTTCCTACAGGAAATGCACCAATAGACCCGCCTGGATGGTTGGAAGTCGTTGCATAAAGGGTTTGACACAAACTCTTTATTTTAATAAAATAAACGGTATAAGGATTTTAATATGGCGAATTCAACATCAGCAAATTTAAAACTTACAGTACAAGCAACTGGAGAAAATTCAGGGACTTGGGGACAAATTACAAACACAAACTTATTAATTTTAGAACAAGCAATTGGTGGTTTTACAACTTTTAACGTAACTAATGCTAATAGATCTTTAACTTTCACCAATGGTGCCGTATCTAACGGTAAAAACGACGTTATTAAATTAACAGGTACACTAGCAGCTAACAGAACTGTTAGTATTCCAGATTCAATTGAAAAAGTTTATAACGTACAAAATGCATGTGACCATGCAGGTTACACTTTAACTTTTAAAACATCGTCAGGTACAGGTGTTCTTTTAGCTGAAGGAAATAATTACGTATTATATTCTGATGGAACTAATGTAGTAAAACTTCATGAGCAAAGAAACTGGCGAGCAGTTTCAGCAGCTGAAACAGTTCAAGCTGGTGCTCAACTTTTAGTAAATACAAATGGTGGAGCAGTTACAATAACATTACCCGCATCACCGGCTACAGGAGATCAAGTAAATTTCGTGGATCAAGGTTATGACTTTAATACTAACGCATTGACTGTCGGAAGAAACTCTTCCAATATAGCTAATGCAGCGTCCGATCTAGTAGTTAATACACAAGGCGCAGCATTTGGATTAGTTTATTCGGGTGATGCTACAACAGGGTGGACTTACACGGAGAAATAATAAGTGTCTAATTATGAAGCAACAAAATACGATTTTAGCGCAGCTAATATTACAGGGATCGAAGGAATTCCAACAGCTACCATTGTGCCGTGGTCTTCGACTTCAATACCAACAGGTTTCTTAGAGTGTAATGGTGCAGCTGTATCAAGATCAACTTATTCAGCTTTATTTGCAATAGTAGGCACAACGTATGGGGCCGGGGATGGTTCCTCAACTTTTCTTTTACCTGACATACAAGATAACGTGGCACTTGGAAAATCTGGAACTAAAACCTTAGCATCTACTGGTGGAGCAAATACAGTCACTGGAAGCGGAACTATTTCAGGGACAATAGCAAATGCAACTTTATCTACCGCACAACTAGCATCTCACAGTCACAGTGGTACATCACCGGGTCCTTCAGGAATAGGTGGAAGTGAGCAACGTGGTTTATCCGGAAATAACACGGGGAGCACAGGAAGTGGCACAGGTCACAACCACAACGCAGGTTCATTAACTTTTTCTGGTACTGCATCATCTGTGGTGCAGCCTTATATAGCAATTATTTATATTATTAAAACTTAGGATGTAATTATATGTCAAATTATGAAGCAACAAAATACGATTATGATGGAGCAAATCTTACGGATATTGACGGAATTCCTACGGGTACAATTGTACCGTGGTCTTCAGCCTCAGTGCCAACAGGTTTCTTAGAGTGTAATGGTGCAGCTGTATCAAGATCAACTTACTCAGCATTGTTTGCAATAATAGGTACTACGTATGGAGCTGGCGATGGTTCGTCAACTTTTCTTGTGCCTGATATACAAGATAACGCTGTAGTTGGAAGATCAGGGACTAAAGCTTTAGCATCTACTGGTGGAGCAAATACAGTCACTGGGACTGGAACTGCTTCAGGCACAGCAACAGCTAATGCTACTTTATCTACCGCACAACTGGCATCTCACAGTCACCCGGGAGGTACACTTGCGGGCCTTTCGGGAGCTCACGGGTTTACATCTCTTCAAGCTAGTAACCAAACTACTTCAGGGAATACAGGAAGTGGTACAGGTCACCAACACAACATGAGTTCATTAACTTTTTCAGGCGGTGCAACATCTGTGTTGCAACCGTATTTAGCTGTGTTATATATAATTAAAACTTAGAATGTAACGATATGTCAAATTATGAAGCAACAAAATACGATTTTGATGGAGCAAACCTTACGGGTATTGAGGGAATTCCAACAGCAACTATTATACCATGGTCAGATTCATCTGTGCCAACAGGTTTTTTAGAATGTAATGGAGCAACTGTTTCAAGATCTACATACGCTGCTTTATTTGCAATAGTAGGTACAACTTATGGAGCTGGAGATGGTTCAAGTACTTTTGTACTGCCTGATTTACAAGATAATGTACCACTTGGAAAATCAGGAACCAAAGCTTTAGGATCTACTGGTGGAGCAAATACAGTTGCTATATCTGGAAACGTTGGAGGCTCAACGGCTAATGCAACTTTATCAACAGCGCAACTGGCATCTCATAGTCACGCTTCTGCAGGGTTAGGACCTGGTACTAAGGCTGAATCTGGAAGCGGTTTTACCGGTGCAAGTGGCAATAATACAGGGAGTACAGGGAGCGGAACAGGTCACCTACATAACCTGAGTGCTACTTTTTCTGGAACTGCAACATCGGTGTTGCAACCGTACATAGCTGTGATATATATAATTAAAACTTAGGAGAAAATATGGCAACAAACGCACAATGGACTGTAATATTTGACGATAAAATAGTAATTAAAAACCACGCTGAAGGCGAGGCTCAAGGCATTGGATACAATATTGAAGATAATGATTTTTGGGGATTATCGAAATGGTCTAACATTTGGGCTATTCAATATGGAACAAAAAATCCTAGTGATACTGTAGAATACAGAGACGAAACTCCTCACTCTACTTGGGAGGATTCTAACTTAGGTGATTTTACAGATTTTATTACTAGATGGGACACTGCTCACTTAACTCAATTACAATCTAATTGGGACAACGATAATGTTGAAGATGAAAGTGAATCCGATAAAATAGCTAGATTAGGTGCAAGACCTACTTCTTATTCTTCATAATCTATAAACAAAGTTGAAGTATATCTTTTTAAATTAGAAACGTTAACTGCGTGTTGTGAGTGCATCCAATTGGATGGAAATAAAATAGCTCTATTTTCTCTAAATCCAACATGAATATCTAATTCTGAATCTCCCTCATTATTTGTATAATAAAAAACTGTTCCATTAGTTACAGCAGTTGGCCCTGAAATCATAATTAATATATTTGCAATACCAAATATCTCATCTGTATGTGGTTTAAAATACGTTGAACTTCTTATATCTAAACCTGAATCTGAATTTACTTTTTTTATTTTTATTTTAAATTTTAATTCTGATTGTTTTATTAACAAATTTAATAATTTTTTATTTTGGTTTAAAAGAAATCTACTTCCATAATAATTTTTTTCATTTTTTTCAGTGGTGTTCATAAAATAACGTGGCGTATACAACGCTTTGTTTAAAGCAAAATCTTGAACTATTTTTAAATTATCATTATCAAGAAAATTATCGATAATTTTAATCATCGTAACATCATCCAAGAAGTTAAAATATATTTTTCACCAGATAAAGGTGGATTTCCTCTATGAATATATGGAAAGCCTGCAGGCCAGATAACTATTCTACCAGTTTTAGGTTTTACTCTTTTTGAAAAATGTAAAAATTCTGTTTCACCACCTTCTTCAACATCGTTCAAATAAATACTAAAAACAAAAGCTCTAGGTTCATTCTCAAAACCTGAACCATGTTCTATATGCCAAATATGATATCCTTCTGTGGGTAAAGTTTTTTGAATTTTTAAACTTGTGTAATAAAGTTTATCCAGTCCATAAGCATCTTTAGCTCCTACATTTTGAGCATAATGATTCCAAGCTAAATCAAAGTTTAAAATCATTGGTTTTAATTCTTCCCACCAAACATTAATATTATTAGGTGCTGCAAAATATTGTTGATCTTGTTTTTTTAATATAGATGATTCTTCAAAACCGATTCTGTCAATAGTATTATTAAATTTAAATTGCTGTTCAAATAATTTAATAGCTTTTTCACATTCTTGCTTAGTAATGTAA